GGTAGTTGATCCAGAGGACAAGGCGATTGGTGGTGGAGACAGTCCTGTAATTGAATACCTAAAACGAGATCCACAATCGTCCCCAGCTATTTACATTTTAGATCAAGCCACGCAAACCATTCTCGCAAGTGAGCCATTGCCTCAGCAATCGCAAGCCGTGCTTGATATGATAAAAAGTTTTGGAGGTTAGCTATGACTTTCACACTAGATGACAAATATGAGGATGTGGATTTTACCAAAGACCCTAATTTCGTTTTTGGAGATATCCAGTCCCCTGCTTTTGATACTGAATTTGGAGTGTACGAAGATTCAAATTCGGTGATGTCTGAAAGTGAGTTGCGAGAAGCCGCGGAACGCCAATTAGAACAAGGCGGAGCGGAAGAGTATGTTACTCGAATATACAATCAGGGGAAAGAGGGGGCTTGTGTCGCGAATGCCTCTTGTCAAGCTCACGAAATAATTCAAGCTAAGACGTTTGGTTTGGATAATGTAATACCGCTCTCGTCTATTTCGCTTTACAAACAGATCGGACGTTCTGCCAGTAGTGGGGCAATGGTAAGCGATGGAATGAAAGTGATGAAAAGCCTAGGGGCTTTGCCTTTGGATACGCCGGGTAATCGCGAGAAGTTTGGCTCTGTTGTTATGCCAAACAGAGGCTTTCGCGAGAGGTATCCAAGTAATTGGAAAGAAACAGCTAAACAGTTCCAAATAGTAGAAGCTCACGTTGTGCGATCAGTTGAAGGGATCCTTACAGCGTTAGCACGTCAGCAACCTGTGATAGTAGGCCGAGAAGGACACTCAATTTGTTATTGTTGTTTGCGATACGATCGCAATTGGAAAACGGTTTACGCGAATAGCTGGGGTTCCAAATGGGGCTTTGGCATTGGCAATTTTAACGGCGGATTCGGTACAGATACCATTGGTAAGATTAAGAAATCGGCTCGATGGGCTTATGTAGTTCGGACCATTCGTGCAAAACAGGAGAGTCTACTATGAAACGATTCGTATTGATTTTGATTGCTTTGACATTGTTGTCTACTACTGTTCAGGCTGATTACGGGACTGATTTTGTTTCGCTATTACACAATAGCGAGTCATGTTGTGAAGAGCCTACTGAGGATACTAGTAATACAAGTGGCATACTCCGCGTGAAGGATTACCAACAACTCATGCAAAGTGGTTGGCGGGACGGTGCTGTCGTACTTGTTACCACGAAAGGTTGTTCTGCTTGTGAGATTTTCAAGCGTAATGTATTGACAAACCATTTAGTAGCTCGAACTTTGAATCAAGAAAACTTTACGATTGCTCCGGTTGAACATGCTGAAACATGGGCAAAACGATTTAGAGGAAAAGTTACGTATCCTATGCTTGTAATGCTTGGGGCCAATGGAAAGATTCAAGGAAGAATGAGCCCACCAATGGACCCGGCTGCATTCCTAGCTAGGTTTCCGGCCCGTTCACAGATTACGCAAATGACAAATCAAGGAATGCAAGTTACGCGAAGTAGGGATATGCCGTCAGAGCGGAATATCGTGTCTCCTCCTGGACGAGGGCAAAGCACGAATTCCAATGAGGGAATGTCTCAGATGAGTGGTTCCATGGGTGGTTGTTCCTCCATGGGTATGTCAATGAGCGGCTGTAGTAGCTCCGGGGGTTGTTCCTCTATGAGTAGCGGTTGCAATTAGTTTTTAGGAGGTGTTTTATGTGTGGAAAGATTTTTGCGGTGTTTGCTGTACTTATGGCTTTGGTAGTCATGCCATCGAGTTTGGTTGCTTGTGATGATGCGGCTATGGTTGCTGACGTTATGGTGGCTGCTCCCGTTGCCGCCCCTATGGCAGTAATGGCGTCGCCGATGGCCGTGTACGGTTCTCCCGTTATGCTGGCTCACCGAGGTGGCTACGGTTCTAGATTGCAGAGGGGTGTTTTCAACGGCACGTTTTTGAAAGGTGTGCGAGAACGCATTGAGCGTCGGCGAGAGAACAGGTCGTCAAGGGCTGCTAGTCGCGGCTGTGCGGCTGTAGCGTTGCCAATGGGTGTAATGACGGCTTCGGTAGTGGCAACGCCTGTAATGGCTGTTGCTGCTCCGGTCGTGGTCCAAAGTACGATGTACCAAATGGCGGCTCCTGTTGCGGTGCCTGTGAGGACGTATCAAATGGTAGCCCCTGTCGGGGTGTTCTCGTTTGGTGTTCTTTAAGCAGCCCATAACGGTCTTCTCACAAAGACTGTATTCCATCCGACAGGGAGCATGGTTATGTTATTGCGTTTTGTTTTAGTGTGCGTTTTGATGTTGTTGGGGGTCTGGCCATCTTTCGCTCAACATATTATGCCGTCTCAAAGACAAGAGCTATTGCGTAGCCTGCTTCCTCGGATTGAATACAAGGAAGATCACGATCGTTTACATAATGACCCCACTACGATTTTTTATACATTGAAGGAAATGCCCGCAGCCCATCAAAGGGGCTCAGGCCAGAATACAAGTTTCTTGATAGCAGACAAGAATGAGAGCGGGGACAATGCAGCACCCTTTTTCTCTAGTAGTAAACCAAACGGACGAGGAGGGAACGCGAATATCGATTTCCCGTGGCGTCGCGGAGTACCGGGGGGTACACACAGAACCAATAATGTAGGTTCTTTCAAGGCAATGTGGTTACCCAAAAAAGCGGATGGTACACCATGGCCCGTAGTTTGGTTTAGAGACAGTTTGCCAAACCCCATTAGTAGCCGGGGGGCTATGAACGGTTATCGCTGGGTATTTCCAAGGGGCACCATATTCTACGAAGTGCTTCATATGAAAGATCCAGTAAGCAAGGCAAATTACGTATTTGAAATACGTAAACGAGAACGTGAAATAGGTGAATGGTCTGTTGATGTGTTTCGACCCTTTCCAACTGCTGAACATCTAGCAGAACGTCTCAGGGATTCTTGGGGGTGGTGGAACAGCCCATTGAAAGTGTCCTTGGTTAAATATATGGGCGATAGCTCTACTTTAATCAGATCCACATTAGAGGATCGAATAAATCGGAATCGATCTACAATTAACGTAGTTCAAGCGGTTGACAAGTTACCAGAAATATCAGATAGAAAACTGATACACAATCTATTACGAAATACTACGTTTGAATCGTGTATTGGCATACCTTGGAAGGAAGGCACCCTTGATTGTTTTGCTCCTACAGCCTCCACAGATCAATTGAACATAGTCCCTCATAATTATGACGGTACTTTCTTAGGAGCTGATAGCCAATCGTGTATGAAGTGCCATGAGTCAACATTGGTGCATTCTCGATTCTTTGATAGGCAACGGGGTTGGTATGGATACGTTCGGGGTTCGGACGGGATTCTTTCTTGGCATCCAATTGCTCTTGATTCATTGTCAACCACGGGATTTGGTATACCTGTTCGGTTTCGTCCTGAATTTGTTCGAGCGGGTGTGATCGCTAAGTTCAATTCGCAATTACATACAAGTGGTCGGTACAAAACAATTAAAGGTTTGAAGTAGATGGTAAGTGTGTTTGTTTTTTACTTTTGTTAGGAGGCGTTATGAAAACTTTTGGGAGCGAAAATTGTGTTGGTTGTGTTGGTTGTGAGGATTGCGTTGACTGTGTCAATGTCGTTAATGGTAAAGGATTAAGGGGCGTAAAGCAGTAGACACCCTTGAATTCAAAACCCTGCTTGAAAAACTCAAGCAGGGTTTATATCTAACACAGAAAGAAACGAATGTTGACTGCTAAAACGGCTTTATTGATTATCACTATGGCAGTTGCCGCCTATCAGCCTATGTTAGCTGAACAAACGCAATCCATGCCTGCTTTACCTTGGGGAGCTCAACTTGGGGTGATTGGAATGATGGGGGGTTTACTTTGGTGGCAAATAGCAAAAGTAATGCCAGCCGCAGATAAGCGTCGATCCGATGATTTTGATCGGTTTATGGCCCACCAAAAAGAGTGCAATGAAAACAACAATGAGTGTATTACGGGGATGGCGAAGGACATCAAGGAAATGACTAAAGGCACTCATGAATTGAATACCACTATTAAAACTTTGCGAATCGCACAAAATAAGTGAAGAGGTTACGATGAAAACTAAATTCAAAATCACTCCGATCGTATTTGGTCTTATGGCCCTACTATGGGCCTGCCTGCTTGGCCTTGGTTTGCAATCGACAAAGGCGACCGAGTTCGTCCACTGGTCTGGCAGAGAACCAGAGGGGACACCAAAGACGCTGGCTGTCCTAGTGGGGGTGCCGCCGCAGGATGTCGCCTACCCGCGACCTACGGTAGAGGAACTCGGTTCCTGGTGCCAAGCCAATGGCTGGACCCCTGAAACGCCGGGCCACATTATTGTCAGAAATATGAACTGGCGATCGCAGCCGAGCTACTACATGCTCAGGCAGCCGGACGATGACACGGGCATTGTCACGCCTGAGATCGCTGCCGAGTTTTTACTTGACGACATGCAGGGGATACTGCGACTCGCCCCTTGGTGGAAAAATTACCTCGATATTCTTGACGGCCTTGGCTACACGGTGAGCGTCGTGGCGATGGATTGGGAGGCGAAGTTTACTAGCAATTGGACGTATGACCTCAACGCGGCTGGCACGAACGTGTTTGACATGCACGACGTGGTTGATGTGATGTTACCGTGGCCCGGCATGATGGCTAAGCTGCCTCGACTCGACATGCCTTCATGGAATGCAGGCAATATCTACGGCGTCCGGAAGAATGAACAGACAATGTTGCTGTTTAATTACTGGGTGATGAAAAAGCAATCGGCCCGGCTTACAGAAGTATTCGCCGATCAGACGGCGGAGGTTTTCCCTGATGCGATTGTCAGCAATTACAACTGCGTCAAAACCAGCAACAGCCCGCTAATCAGTTGGGTGACGGGTCATCCGCAGGGGTTGCCTGCGGTGGGCAATTCGGCATTTCTGGCCTATCTCCATCCGACAACTGGCTACAAAACCAACGAAGATGTTAAAGCTGCTTTTGGGGTGATCGACGACCCGACTAAGGCAACTGTTTGGGTTGGCAATCCTAATCGATGGGAGCAACCAGATCCGAACAAACCAGGAAAGCTAATCTACGCTGGCTGGAAGCAATCGCAAGAACAATTCGATGATCTTAACAATTGGTTGATCGCCCAAGGCGTGGCCGTGATTGTGGTGTTTTAACTATGGCAGATATTACAAGTGATCTTGAGGTGTGGTGGAAGGGTGACGGCAGTAGCTCGACGCTGACCGACTACGCGGGCGGTTCGATCGGCAACGGTACGTTATCGGGAAATACAGCGTTAATAACTGGTATCACTGACCACCCTAACGGGCTCAAAAACTCGGTCAAGCATACCGCTGTTAATGGCAAAGTGACGAGTGTGGGAAACTTTGACATTCCAGAGACATCGGATGTCACGTTTGCGTGGTGGCAGAAGATGGATACGGATGGCAACTCCTACGTTATCGGCACCAACGATAGCATAGACTGGTCTGCTACGTTGTTCCAAGGCAGTCAAACTCAGCTCAAATTTCAGCCCGGAAGTTCCAATACAGATACCTACACCTTTGCGATGGATCTAAGTGATCTCGGCTGGCATCATTTTGCGGTTATATTCGATTCGTCCCTAGAGGATGTTCATGTATGGATCGATGGGGTTTTTAGCCAGACCGATGATACCGTTGCCCATGCCACTGCCTGGACACTATTAAACAAGCTGATGTTGTTTGAACGTGTTGGTGCTGGATTAACAATGATCCACCAAATGTGTGACATAAGGGTGTATAGCCGAGCGTTGGCAACATCGACCGATCCCGACTTAAATATCGCAGCACTGTTTGCTTACACGGAATCTGTAAACAGGGCTCGTCGTGGAACTGTTCGCAAACCAGTGCAAAGTACAGTTCGTAAAACAGTCAAAACAGTAACGTAAGGAATAGCTATGTTTTTATTGCAAGGTGTTGTGAATTCAACGGGTAGTTTCGTAGTGGCCGAGCCTAGCGGGTGGTGGCTAGTGCGTTTGACTGTGCCGGGAACGGACTCGGGTGTAACAGTTGCTCTTAATAAGCGTACCGGCACGAGTGCCAACGAACGTATTATTGAAGAGGACGCTAGTCCTGTAGCTCTAACGCAAGCAGCTCCCGAACGTCTCATTTATATTGCTGACAATGAGCAAGTGCAAGCTATTAGTTCTGCTGGTACGGCTACAATTAGCGTCGAGATGGAAAAGGCTCAAGGTTAATCACAATACGTCGTGTTGTATACTTGGTTGTACCATCCTATTTGGAATGTAAATTATGAAAACACAACAGAACATCGTATTCAATATTGCTTCCAAAGGTGTTCGTTACGAACGTCTTGAGAATCGGGAATACATGGTATGCCCTACGGTAATGATCGTAGAAGGTGTATTGAACGGAAACGGCGGTGCTATTTTTTATCCGGGTTCTGAATTAGCAAAGAACCCTAGCATCTGGAACCATCGTCCTGCTGTTGTGTTTCATCCTGAGGAAGGCACATCAGCCACGGAAGTCGACTTTATCCAGAATCACAAAATCGGTTTGGTACTTAATACCAAATACGACAAGACCTCCAAGAAACTCCGATCTGAGGTTTGGGTAGACATTGAACGAGCTACCGAAATTGATAGCTCTCTCATGGACCGTATCAACAACGGTGAAACTATTGAAGTTTCTACAGGGGTTTTGGCAGCTCTTACGTTAGGCGACGGGGAGCATAACGGCACCCCATACTATGCAACAGCTACTGATTATGTGCCGGACCACCTTGCTATTCTTCCTGATGAAGTTGGAGCCAGTAGCGTTGAAGACGGTGCTGGTTTGTTGCAAATGAATTCAGCAGGTCGTAAACTAGCACCCCATATTACGAAAATCGTATCGGCTATTAAGGACAAAAAGTTAGCGTCTTTGGTTCAGAACGCTTTGTCTTTTTCAAACATTCACCAAGCAATTAACGAGCAACTCCAACATAGGTATGGAGACGTGAATGAGGTTGCTTTTTGGGTGGAAGACGTTTTCCAGACATTTTTTGTATTCCATCGGGACGGTTCCTTGTGGAAGTTATCGTATGTCCTTAGCGATCTTGAGGTCACTTTATCCGATGACGAACCCGTTGAGGTTGTTCGCGTTACTGAGTATCGCACAATCGAAGGGGTGTTTGTGGGTAACGTGGATACCAAGGGGGCTACGAGCATTACACCACTAGAACCGCCTTTATTGGAGGTAAGTAAGATGAAGAAAGAAGAAACTGTCCAAGAATTGTTGGCCCTCGACAATACGCAATGGACCGAAGGGGATCGCAAGGGTCTTTTGAAAATGGAAGACACCATGCTGAATCGTTTACTTGAAAACGGTAAAGCGATGAAGAAAGACCCTATTGCGGATCTGCTTGATCCTGAAGCTGTAGCTAAAGCGGCTAAAAAAGCAGCTGAAGACGCTTCCAAAACTGAAGCCGTTTTGGAAAACACTGAACCAGAAACTTTGGAAAGTTACGTCTCCAAGGCACCCCCTGAAATTCAGGAAATCCTGGTAAACAGCGTCAAAGAAGCCAACCAAAAGAAGATAGATTTGATCGCCACTATCACCAATGCAGAACGTAATCAATTTACGCCTGAGCAACTCGCTGTCAAACAACTTGGTGAACTCAAGCAGATTGCGAATTTGGTGGCACCACCTAAGCCTGAGTTTAATCTCAGTCCTGATTTTGCGGGAATGGCTGCTGGCAGTTTGCAGAATTCCGAAGAGGATGGTGAGGTTATCGGCTTGCCTGTTTATGACTATGAGACTGCTTCGTAGTACCTCTTAGTTTCGTTTTTGATCGTAAAGTAACTAAAAGATAGCAGACAACGTAGGAGTAAACAAATGTCTAATATCATCGTGTTGAAGGGTAAAGGTAACTATATTGAAAAAGTTACTGATGCCATTTGCTCGCCCGGAATGGGCATGGAACTTGCTCCTGATGGCAAGGTGGATCGGTTGCAAGCAACTTTAGCCGAAGCGGCTAAGGGTGTAGCTGGTTTGAAAATTGCAGTGGAAGATGCTTTACAGGGTAAAACCGTCACTCAGGCTTATGCTGTTGGTGACGTTTGCTTTATGTATGAGCCCCTTCCTGGTGACGAAGTTCAGCTACTTATCAAAGATGGCGAAACGATCGCAATCGGAGATACGATTCTGGCTGAGGGTGGTGGTTCGGGCCTCTTCATTGAAGCGGCTGGAACTGAAACCAATTACGTAGCGGAAGCTTTGGAAGCTTTGTCGCCTTCTGGATCGAACGGGCTTGTGGCTTGTAAGATCCTCCGTGTCTAGTCCCTAGACTTTGCGAATCTGAGTTTAGTTTACTACGTTCAGTTTCAATTGAACCATCAACAGTAAAGGTAGAACGATGGACTTTATTCTAAATGGGCAAGGTATGGGCTCGACGGGTGCGGTTTTGGCCGAACACGATTTCGATCCTCGTGCGTTACGCCCCTTCCTCAATAGCGACGGACGAAGTTGCGTTGAGTACATTGAAAATGGAAAGGTTAAGCATCGCTTGACCAATGCACCCGCCACTCTTCGTAAGGATGAGTGGCTTGATATTGATCGGACGGTTATTCAAGTAGCGAAGGATCGTTTGAAGATGTTTGGTGATTTGCGTTCGTCTGGTTTGACGTACAAAATTACTAATGGTATGGGAACCATGAATCTAGAGCATGAGACTGAGTCGGATATTACTCCTGCTCAACTCAGCATGGATGGACTGGAGCAGTCCCAAGGCGATCAACCTGTTTACGATTTGAAGAGTTTGCCTCTTCCTATCGTTCATAAGGATTTTTCGTTTTCGCTACGTCGAATTGCAGCGAGTCGCAAAATTGGATCTCCTATCGATACGACTACAGCAGGTTTGGCTGCTCGTCGTTGTGCCGAGGAAGTCGAGAAGTTGACTGCTGGCACGGGCTCCTATGCGTATGGTGGTGGAGTGGTGTATGGCTATGCCAATATGCCAGAACGGGCGACAGGTACGCTTACAACGCCAACGGGTGTAGCTACGAATGCTACTACCTTGAGTCAGGTTTTGGACATGCGACAACAGTCCAAGGACATGAATTATCATGGCCCGTGGAAGTTGTATTGTTCTCCGCTTTGGGCTCGTTACTTGGATGATGATTATTCGGCGGCAAAGGGGGATATCACCCTTCGCGAACGCTTGATGAAAATCGCGGGAATTCAGGCAGTTGAGGATGCGGATTACTTGCAAAATCATGATATGATTTTGGTGCAACAAAGTGTTGACGTAGCTCGTGCGGTAGTCGCTATGGAGATCACTACTTTGCAGTGGCCTACCATGGGCGGCATGAAGCAGAACTTCAAGGTAATGGGTATTCTGGTTCCGCAGGTGAGAGCGGATGCTAATGACAACACGGGTATTGTTCACTACAGCGTATAACCCCTTAACGCTACGAAGGAACACTCCCCTTGTGTGCCTCCTGGGGATGCCGACCGGGTGCTTCGGTGCCCTGTCGGTTCTCCAGGTTTACAAACAATTTTCATTTCAACTTATTGAGGCAGTAATGAGCGTTTACAAAGTGGTAGCGGGGCGGCATAAAGAGAAGGACGTTGTCTACAAGAAGGGTGACGTTATTGAAACGGATACGGATCTAGTTAGGCTATTCGGAGAAAAGTTTGAACTAGTTGGCGAGACACCCGCACCGAAAAAGAAGGAAGAGGCCGCAAGTACAACCACTGAGCCTAAAGTGGTTACTGACGCTTTTGAAGGAGCTGAGGCAGAAGAATTGGTTGTGCATCAAGTAGGTCGTAAGTATTACGTCTACGAGAACGATGATTTGGAAACACCGATCGAAGGTGGTAATGGCGTTGGCAAAAAGAAAGCAGCCGCTAGTATCGCAAACTACATCGAGTAATTCAAGTATTTACCCTGCATGTAAGGTTCGCAATGGCGATACGAACAACTGTTTCAAATGTCCGAGCTATTGTCGATATTGACAGCGAGATAATTGTTGTTGATGCCGACTTGGACCCGTTCATTGAAATCGCCAGTCACCTCGTAACGATACATTGCGAACCAGAGGGAGCGGGGGTACTAGAACTGGAATTGGTAGAGCGTTGGTTAGCAGCACACTTCTACCATGTACGTGACCAGCGACCCGGTTCTAAAAAAGCTGGAGCCGCTGGCGAATCCTACAAAATGGAAATAGACAAAGGTTTGGATTCCACTCAGTACGGTCAACACGCCATGCTCACAGATAGCAGTAATGCACTGAAACAATTGAATAAACGGGTTACGGAAAACGTGCCAAAGTCCATTGGTGTTTTGTGGGCAGGAACTGACAAGGATTTGAGCGGGACGTTGGAATAACCATGGGCATGTTCGATCGAGCAAGACGACAAAAGGCTACGTATTGGGAGCCGGACACTACGAATGAGTTAGGTGAAACCACATTCAAAACGTCAGTTACCGTTCGTGTTCGATTTGAAGAAAAAACAGAACAGTTTTTAGACAGTGAAGGAGCCCCTCAACTCGCAAGTGCTATTGTATACGCCAATCGTAATGACAGCACTTTGAAAATAGGCGGCTTCCTCATGCTAGGAACATTAACCACAACAACAACAGTACACGCGGACGCGACCGAGATAGCAGCTAAACGAAATGTGCCAACCATGAAAGCAAATGAGGGTGAACTTCGTTTGTTACTAAAATGAGTATTGCAGTTTTTGGAGCGTCTGCCTTACTTGTTAAATTGAAGGCATATTCGGATGAAACAGAAAAAGGTGTTGAACGAGGGCTGGTTAAATCTGGTTTGCTGGTTCAAGGAAAATCGCAAAAGTTAGTACCTGTCGATACCGCAGCATTGAAGAATACAGCAAGAACAAGAAAAGAAAACAGTGGATTCCAAACAGTAGTGGTTGTCAGTTACGGTCAAAATTATGCAGTTAAAGTTCATGAGGATTTAAGTGCATTTCACCCTATTGGTGAAGCCAAATACCTAGAAAAAGCATATCGTAGAAACGAAGAAGAGATCGTTAGAATCGTCAAAGAGGAAGCTGGGTTACTGTGAGCACCATTTTAACCCACACTTTGGCTGATGTACTTAGAACGCACTTAATAGCAGAAGGAGTGGTGGAAGAGGTGGCTGGTACAAATTGGCCTTGCTACTTAAACCACCTGCCAGACACCGACAACAACACGGTAACGCTATACGACACCGAAGGCCGGTCAGACGGCAGGGACATGCAACCAGGAGCACAGACAGCCAGTCATCCGGGTGTACAACTGGCTATAAGGGGGGCTGGCTTTCGTCAAACATGGGCGAAAGTCAAAGCGATTACCGAAGCATTGGATTTGGTCCGAAAAACAGCTATCACACATAAGACGATCAATTACATACTTGAAGTAATCACACGACCGGGCGACCCGATAAATGGCGGGTTGGACCAAGAGAGAAAACAGCGTTTTACAATCAACGTACTGGGCAGTTTCAAGGAAGCATAATGCTTACTATTATCGAAAAGCAAACTCGAACTCATCGCCGTTTAATTGCTTGCCGTCGTGAAGTACGATCGACAGAAGGCGTCCAGCACAATCCAAATGTGAAAGCTGGCGAATCCGTTTCTTTTGAAATCGAAGTGCCGAAAACGCACACCCTTGAAGCTTTTATTCTCGGTAGTCACGGGGATTGTAGTTATGGAATTGAGGCGGGCGATGCTTCTGTAGCTGTGGATCTTGATGCTGGTATTTCGTTGGAATGGTTCCAAGGTTGCGGATTCCAACACCCTCTGCAACCCGGCAAAAATACAATCACTATTGTAAACAACGGTAGCAAAACGACTAGCGTAGTCGTGGTGGCTGCTTACACAAAAATAAAGGAGTAAGTAGCTATGGCCTCTGCCTTTCTTACCGATGGTTTTCCCACCACAATCACCTTTTCTCAGCTTCCTGGTATTAAGCTCAAAGAGGTTTCTGTCAAGCCTCCAGGTGTATCTGGTGGTGGTGGGGTTGATCAAACCAATATGCTGAATACGAAGTATCGTACCCAGCTACCAAAAGGGTTGATCGGTCTCAAATCGATGACGGGGACTTTCCATTACAATCCCGAAGTAATGACGGATTTAATCGCTCAAGTAAATGTGAACGGTCTTATTACCGTCACATACCAAGATGGGTCTACGGTAGCCGCATTTGGTTGGTTGGATGACTTTACTCCGAGTGATTCGGGTGAGGGTGATAAGCCTACAGCTAGTTGCACGTTTGAATGGAGCTTGATTGATCCCGCTACTGGTCTTGAAGCGGCTCCGGTAGTCACACCATTCGCTTAGGTATTTTGAATTTGTTTTTGTTTTTGCAGTAATACGACAAGGAGGCAACCTATGTCAAGAAAAAGTAGAGAGCGTGAAGGGGTATCCCCGCAGGTTACTAATAATGAAGCGGCTCCAGGGTTTTTTGAGGAGGGAGCAGGTTGGTTGGACGAAATACCGACTGCGGAAACATCCGTTACTGCTGAGCCTGTTGAAGAAAAAGAAGTCGTCGACCCGATGGCTCCTATTGTGGCTAGTACGGAACAGTTAGTCATTCCTGTTAAGCTTGAACGTATTAAGGATTCTGGAAAGTTTGATAACTTCCTATTAGTTGAAGCCGATGGTCCTGCCCGTGATAACTTCATGTCGAATAGTGGTCGCCGTACTAAGTACAAAGATGGCAAGCCAAACGGCATGACATCCTTCGACGGTCTGCAAACGTCGCTAGTGGGGCCTTGCTTCTTCCATGCTAATGACGGGGATTTGGATAATATCCCTGATAGTGTTCCTTCTTATGTCTCCACAAAGACGCATAAGTTGGTGGACATTGCCAAAATAGCCAAGCTTCCGGCTCGTATCCAAAACGAGTTATTTGAGCGTGTATTAACTATATCGGGTATGGATAAAGCATCCGATAAAGCAGTAAAAAACGACTAGCCGACCCCAATGATGAGTTGAATCAATGGTGTCGATTAGCTCTGAAAATGAATTGCACTTTAACGGAAGTAAGGAAGCGGTTCAGTTCACGCGAATTCACAATACTGAATGCTCACTTGGACTACGGTATATTTTTTCAAAGTGCCAAAGAGGATTTGTATCTTGCTCAAATTGCTAAATTTATTGTTATGGCGGCAAGTTCGGAGCATTCCAATTTTAAGTTAGATGATTTCTTACTCACTTTGAGTAAGGGCAATGAAGCGGAATTGGACCCGGAAGAGAGGATGCGACGTTCTAAACAAGCTCTGTCGGCGTCTTTGGGTATAGATGTTGAAGGATTAACTAATGGCGGTAGTGCTTGAAACTTTGGTAGTGCGGCTCACAACCGACGCGACTCGGTTTGTCACGGGAATGCAGGCGGCTACTACAACGCTTGGTGGTTTTACCACTGCGGCTGCTATTGGTGGGGCTGCACTAACTGTAGGATTGACGGTCCCTCTTGCCATATTGGGATCGACGGCCATCTCGTCGTTTACGGATTTCGATGCAGCGATGACCAAATCGACTGCTATCATGGGGGATTTAAGCCCTCAAATTCGGAGTCAGTTGGAGAGGACGGCTCTGGTTCTTTCAGGCACTACCGTTACAAGTGCATCCGAAGCCGCGGAGGCTTATTTCTTCTTGGCATCAGCTGGTTTTGATGCAGTGGAATCGATCAAGGCTCTGCCCATTGTTGAAAAGTTTGCGGTAGCGGGTGCTTTTGATATGGCAACCGCGACTGATTTACTTACAGATGCCCTGTCAGCTTTAGGATTGGCCACGGGTTCTGTTAGTGAAAAAATGGCGAACATGACGGAGCTTTCCGATCAGCTCGTCAAAGCAAACACACTAGCCAATGCTACCGTAGAGCAGTTTAGCACTTCGCTAACAACTAAAGCCGGATCATCCATGAAAGCGTTTAACATAACGACGGCTGAGGGGTTGTCTGTGTTAGCTGCTTATGCCGATCAAGGTATCAAGGCTCAGTTATCTGGTAGTGCCTATGATCGTGTATTACGACTACTCGCCAAGTCGGCTTCTGATAATGCGGATGCTCACAAACAAATGGGGCTGTCTGTATTTGATTCTTCGGGCGAAATGAACAGCATGGCTGTTATTATGAAACAGCTTGAAGGTATTTTTGAAGGGATGTCAACTCAGCAAAAAATAGCTACGCTTGATATGCTTGGTTTTGAAGCACGGGTACAGCAGGCTATTTTGCCACTTATTGGAATGAGTGGTAAGCTGGTTGAGTACCGAGAAGCTCTGGAACAAGCCGGGGGCACGACACAAGAGATAGCAGACAATCAATTGAAATCGCTGTCCAGTCAAATGGAAATTATGGGCAATCGCTTGGATAACATTCTAATCCAAATAGGTCAGCAACTTGTTCCTGCATTTGAGAAGCTTCTTGATGTGGGTAAATCGTTATTGTCGTTTTGGGAAAATCTAAATGACAGTACAAAAAGTCTTGCGGTTACTATTGGTTTGATCTTAGCAGCGATAGGTCCTGTCATTTTAGCCATACTAGCAGTCATCAAAGTAGTTGCACTCTTGACACCCCTCTTTACATTTTTAACGACAGTCGGTTTGGGATTGGTAATTGCACTAGCTGCCATTCCGGGTCCGTGGTGGTTAGTTATTGCAGCGTTGGTAGCTGCTGAATTAGCGTTTGGGGCTTTGTCTACTCCAATCAAAATAGTGTGGGATTTGC